CAAAACTTAAAGCAGCTTCTGCTGATTCACCTGCTGATGCCATATTTGATCTTGGTGTACCTAAACTTGTGCCAGTTGCCCATGCACCTATTGGCGCGCCTGCGCCTGTAAATTCTTCTGTTGCAGTCGATTGAGGTGGAGATGATCCTGCTACACATAATCCACTTGTAGAGTTACCAGCACCTGCAGAATTATATCTTGAAACATTTAAATCTCCTTCTTCAGTCCAACTAGTGCCATCCCAAGTTTCAGTTTTTCCAACTTGAGTGGTTCCATCATAACCACCTGCATAAAAAGCACCACCACTTGAATTAGCA